ATCTTGATCATATGGACCACTGCGTCCGCATCGTCTAATGAGGTAGCCGTATACGGAACAACAAGGTCGTCTGCAGGGACAAATTTAGAAACAGCTCTTCCCAGAAGATCGTCATAATAGACTTTCTTAAAAGTTGAACCGCTCAACGGTAGGTGAAACAGCATTTGGTCAAATTCAGGTTCGTATTCCTTCATCTGATCCATCAGCTGAAAATTCATAAAATCTTTAACCCGTTGGGACTGCGTTTCCTTTGCAGGATTCGATATGCCAATCACCTGGGTTCTGACCGGCCCATCGGCCGGCAATAATTCTTTATAGGCTAACGCCTGAAACTGTGTAACCGCTTCTGCAAGCACAGGATGCGTTGCACCCGATGCTCCCTGAAAGGGTTCTGTTCTGTTATCGTACTTGAATCCTAATAAATCTAAACCTGTAACATAGGATTGTTCCCAATCCTTTCTTGACATCTTGTAATCGGTATAATCACCACGAAGTTTGATTCCAATTGGATCCAAAACATCATCGGGTAAAATATCTGCAAGATTATCAAAATGTCCCTCGGTTCCTGGAATGTTTATTGATCCAGGTTCAAAATTTATAGTCGCTCCACCGTCTTCTTCGGGTGTAACTTCTACTGGTTGTCGTTGTTCTTCCGTAACACCAACATCCGTAGGTGCTTCCGAGGGTGGAATTGCAACTTCGGTTCTGACATTCGGGAGTGATTTATCTATTAGGTCTTCTGCCATTTATACTCCTATTAATCCATATCATCAATATATAACGAGCGCAACCCTTGAGACATGGGCCCTGAATCAGGGGCCACGGTTCTTGTTAGACCGCCGCCTGCCATTTCTTGTGGATCAAATTTTCGACCAGTTGCCAATCTCTGTAAAGCTTCTTGTGCTTTTCTTTTTGTTTCTGCTATTTCTTCCAAACCTTCTCTTGTCTCTTTTGCCTCCAGTTTACTAAGTTGACTTGCCCAATCTAAAGGAAGATCAGAATAAGCTTCTCTTGGGTCTCGTCCATAAAAAGCATCATACCAGTCGTCATAAAGTCTAGGAGCTAATCTTTCTGCAGCAGCCCTTACTCCTGGTTTCAAAAATCCACCATAAAAAGGTTCTCCCTTCTGTTTTATCTGTTGTTCCAAAGAAGTTATTTTATCTTCTTTAAATTTAATTCCTTTGGGTGGCAAACCTAATGCAATATTGAATAATGGCCCCATACCAATACCTTCAGCCCACTCTTTTTTTTCTGTTTCTCTTAAATATTTTTTCCCCGCTTCTTTTCCTCTTCTTTCCGCTTTAAAATCCTGTTCTCCTTCTTCGGTTAAGTATCCTTGATAATTTGTACCTATAAATTCTTGTTTAGCTTTTGCGTCTTCATATTGATCTACAATACGACCCATAACACCACTTGGATCTCCCTCTTTCTTATACTTTTTCATATACTCATCAGATATTTCGTCCCACTCAGACTGTGCATTTTGTTCTTGATTAAACGCATCCATCCAGTCCTCAATATCTTTTATGTGTTTAAAATACTTATAAGCTTCAGGATTTTCTTCTGGGTCTATTTGTTCTAATTTTTTTCCGCCATAACCCAAAAGGCCAAAAGTCGTTGCTGCTTTAGCATCCTGTACATTACCAGACAATAAATGGGGTAATGCAAAAGCTAGTTCAATTGGAATATCGGCCCAGCCAACAACCCATCCTGCTTTACTTGCCAGTTTTCCAAATTTAGAAAACTTAGCCATGTCTCCTGTTTTTTTAGCTAATTTCATTTCCTTATCAATAACTTTAGATATACATTTATTAGGTGTTGCGCCAAGGACAAGTCCCACTCTGCCTCCTTGACTTAAACAATCGCTAATATCAATGCCAGCTGCTTGAAGCATTTTATTTACGTTTACTGCTTTTTGAGTTATCGTCCCTGTTTTTTTATCAATCAAACCCAACGTTGCACCTTGTTTTTGAAAAACGTCAAGATAGGATTGGCCTCGTTTAACATAATCTTCTACATTAAAATTTTTAACTTTATCAATGGGAACTACGTCTACACTTGGCCCAATGCTATTCGGTCCATATCTAAATTTAACAGGTTCTACAATTCCTTTTTCCGTCGGACTTTCTGTCAAAAAGTTCATTAATTTTTTTCTATTTTCAATTTCCTGAATAATCTTTTTTCGCTCAGGCGAGCCAGGTTTAGTTTTTTTATATTCATTAGACAATTTAAGAATAGGTTCGTCAAAATTAATTCTTTTGAACTGATTTAAATCTCCGCTCACTAAACTGTTGATTTTTAATTGATGGTCTGTTCCTCCCATGATTCTTGAAAGAGGATGTTCTCCTTGTCCTCCAGCTTTGGTAAAAATTCCACTTGGACCAAAATATTTATCAGCAGCTGCATATAACCTACGTGCTTCTTTGAAATTACCGGCATCAAACAATTTATCAGCTTCACTTATAAATCTGGTATAATTTCCTTGAAATACAGAGCCATAAGCCTCTTTCAACCATTTGGATCTATGCTTATCTGCCTTATTCCAGGCATACGACTTCGTACTATCAATGCCACTAGAAACTTTACCTGTTCTTTTTAAAGAAGTTAATTGGTCAACACGGTGCAAAAAAGTGCTTCCAGATGAATCTAAATAATCAAAATTTTTATAGAACATGGCTTTGATGTCTTTTACTTTCATGCCAGGTCTTGTGTCATTAAGGCCGTGTAAATATTTTAACTGATCCGCTCTTCTTTTAGTTCGAATACCGGTCTGTTGTGCTTTCCAGTTATTAATTTCCTGTAGTTGATACTTGTTTAATTTACTTCTATCAACTCCACGGGCCTCGAACTCTCCATTTTTCCACGCTGTCCAATCCTTATTAATGTTTTCAAATTTATGATCTCCTGTTCCATGAAATTGTTCTAAAATCTTAGCAAGTTTTTCATCACCGTCAAATTCACCTACATTTTCTAAATGACCCATAAAGGCCCTAACAACAGTATCTCTTCTATACTGTTCCCGACCTAATTTACCAGAATATGATCCAGGAAATTCTTCTGTAACAACCTTTTTAATTAATTTATTTAAAGTCCCTCTATTTAAACCCCCCACTCTTTTTTGAAGATTCTTATACCAGTCACTTTTTTCGCTCCAATCAAAGAACGAATTTTTATACCTCATTTTTTTTATTTTATTTAGTTCAGCTTTGGTAATTTTATAATGTTGAGGATTATCAATTGCTTTTCCTGGTATTCCTGATCCAGGTCCACCATACCCCTGCCTCACGCCTGCAGGTCCGTGATCCACGAGCCCTGCACCACGGAACCCGGGTCTTAACCATTGGGTCGTGTCAAAACGTCTGGGCACCGGCTCGTTGCCGTATAGGTCGTTGATTCTGTTGATCCAGCCTAAGATGTTCATTATTCGCCTAACATATAAGCCAGGCCGCCGGAAGCATTAGGCTTCCTGCCTTTCATTTTTAAATTCTTTAATATCATTTCCATGTTCATGATGTCCTTGTCGATGTCTACATATTTTCCAAGGCGTCCGGTTTCATCGAAAGATTTTTTAAAATGTCCCATCATAAAATCAAGGCCGGGATCTCCCATTTTCTCGGTCTTCCCCAGATGTTCTATTAATTCCTTGTCCTTTTTTAAACCAGCCAGAATCGTTTCCGCCCATTGTATTCTTAAATCTTTGTAAGTTGCTTTTTCACCAGCGCTCATATACTTCATCTTTTCCCGGGATATTCTTGCTGGCCATACGCTTCCTGATTCTCCCCTGCCTTTCCTAATTGTCTGCCACCATTTCATCAGATTCTTTATTCCACCACCGCCAAAGATGAACGGAACACGGCCACCAGAAGCATACGTAGCAGGGATGCCGAGATATTCATCAATTAATATTTGTTCCATTGCAGTTGGTTTATAATCTTCTAATACTACTTTTTTATAAAGACCTTCACCAGTAGTAGGATGCTTCTTTCCGTCTTTTGCTAACTCGCCCCCGGCTAACGGAACACGGCCACCGGATGCCTTACCAAAACCACCACCTTCATCAGGTAAAGAATCATCCCAATCAGCTTCCCAAATTTCTTTTGTAGCTTTAGATTTTTTAGTCGTTTTTCCAGTAGCAAATTTTT